CTACAACAAGGTCAGCACTTACGGACACTTCGGGAAGGACGACCTTCCCTGGGAGCAGTGATGCCGTCCCACCCGAACACACCCTGCCGTCACCCAGGCTGCGCTGCCCTCGTTCCTTACGGACAGAAGTACTGCGAGGCGCACAGGTCCCTGCACCCAGAGGAGCAGCGGTCAGCAGCCAGCCGAGGCTACGGCAGGGCATGGCAGAAGGCAAGCAAGAGGTACCTTGAGGCGCACCCCTTGTGCGTAGAGTGCTTAAAGAAAGGCAAGTACGTCAAGGCAACCGACGTCGATCACATTGTTCCGCACCGAGGAGATCAGAAGCTCTTCTGGGACGAGAGCAACTGGCAGGCCTTGTGCCACAGCCATCACAGTATCAAAACCAGAAATGAAGATCAGAATCCGGAATACCGGTATTGATTTACTTTCTTGCTCTTTTCTCATACGTGAGGAAGCGTGAAAGTTCGGCCCCCTGGGGGGAGGTCTGGATCTCTGTAGAGTTTTCTCCTGGAGACCGCCGCCCCTCTCCTTCGCACAAATTGGATTTCAAACGGTGTATTGACCCCAGGAACCCAGGCCGGGAGGATCGCACAGATCGGGCGGCTTGAAATAACACCTTTTCAGGGCAGGACGCACAAAAAAGGTCCCAAAATGATAAAAATTGCGTTTGAATTCGTTTGATTTCCACCTATTTTCTTTGAAAAAATCAAAGAAATCAAACAAAACGGCCCGAACGGAGCCGGAAGCGAGGAGAAAAGATATGTATGAGTCAGTAGACAAGATGGTTTCGCATCCTCCGCACTACCATGCGGGCAACGGCATGGAGGTTATCGATGTGATTGAAGCCTTCACCGACGGCTTGAACGGGATCGAAGCGACGGATACGGGGAACATCATCAAATACGCCTGCCGCTGGAAGAAAAAGAACGGCGTGCAGGACTTGGAAAAGATTCTGTGGTACACACAGCATCTGATCGATCACTTGAAGGGAGGGATTTCCGATGGCAGCGAAAGACGGAACGAATCGCGGCGGTGCGAGAGCCGGAGCGGGCAGGAAGAAAAAGCCGCTGACAGATAAAATCCAGGAAGGCAGAAAAGCGATGGTGATGGATATCCCGGAGTTGGAAGCCGCAGAGATGCCGGAGATCAAGGAATACTTAAAGGCCGAGCAGCGCATGGGCGAGCTGCACGCTGCGGAGGTGTACGAAGAGGTATGGAAGTGGCTGAGCGACCGTGGCTGCATTCAGGTGGTGGCTCCGCAGTTAATTGAGCAGTATGCCATGAGCGTGGCAAGATGGATTCAGTTGGAGAAGATTACATCCGACTACGGGTTTATCTCCAAACATCCAACCACGGGCGCGGCAATCGCCAGTCCGTTTGTGGCAATGAGCCAGGCATATCTGAAACAAGCCAACCAGCTCTGGTTTCAGATATTCCAGATTGTCCAGGAGAACTGCTCCACGCCATTCCAGGGCAATCCTCACGATGACGTGATGGAGCGGCTGTTGAACGATTCGTTTTAAGTATGTGTTTTTTGTAGAGTAGTGCTTTGGAAGGGAGCGTAGACAGATGAACCTGATGGAAGGATTCTTAAAAGAGAATGTATTTATAGATTTCGGCTGCGATGTGCTTTACGGCAGCGGACAGGAATATGTAAATTACCCCGTCCGGTTTGGAACCGTGGAGTTTGAACTGATGTCCTCGGAGGCGATGGCGCAGATCGCCGACCGTATCCGCCTGGAGAAAGGCTATCGTCCCTTGCATCCCATGGACGGTTATTCCGATGAAACCTGCGACCATTACGGCTGGTATGATTTCTATGTCGGTATCAGTTCCCACCGGGCGGGCAGGACAGATAACTGCATTGAGTTCTGTGTGGTGAACGCAGACTCGGAGGATGATGAGCAGCATTACAGCATCGACCTGACCGAAGAGGAGCAGGAGTTTCTGTACGCCTGTCTGGACGAACAGTGCAGGAAATATCTGAAAAAGTCCTGTGAGGAACTGCTGACAGAAGCGGTAAAGGAAATGGAGGAAGGAGAAGGAACTGATGAAGATTATCAAGAGGGACGGGAGCGAAGTCCCGTATGATTACAGAAAGATAGAAAATGCGATCAGGGCTGCCAATCAAGAGGTGGCCGAAGAGGACCGGCTGTCGGATACGATGGTCGGTTTTGTTGTTGGCAGGGTGGAAAAGAACTGCGCCGCTCTGGGCAGGGCGGTCGGCGTCGAGGAAGTGCAGGATATGGTGATAAGCGAACTGGAAGGAGCGGAGCATTACAAGCTGGCACTCCACTACAGCGAGTACCGGCTGCGCCATGAACTGCTCCGAAAGCAGAACAGCACGGATGCCAAAATTCTCTCCATCCTGCGCCACGACAACGAACTGGCAAAGCAGGAGAACGCCAATAAGGATCCGGTCATCAACAGCACCATGCGTGATTACCTGGCATCCGAGGTGAGCGAGGATATCTGCCGGAGGTATGTGTTCCCGGAGGATGTGGTCGCTGCCCACGATGACGGTGTGATTCATGTGCATGACATGGGCTACGTTTCCGGGCCGCTGACCAACTGCGAACTGGTAAACCTGGAGGATATGCTCCAGAATGGCACGGTCATCACCGATACACTGATCGAGAAGCCGCATTCTTTCTCCACTGCCTGCAACATCGCAACGCAGATCATCGCGCAGGTGGCGAGCAATACCTACGGCGGCCAGACGGTGAGTCTGTCTCACCTGGCACCTTTCGTGGATGTGAGCCGTCAGCGGTATCGGAAAGAAGTGGCGGATGAATGCGAGGCAGTCGGAAAGTCCATGACGGAAGCGGAGATGGATAAGGTAGCGGAGATGCGTGTCCGCAAGGAAGTAGAGCGTGGCATCCAGACCATCCAGTACCAGATCCAGACACTTCTGACCACCAACGGGCAGACGCCCTTCGTCTCTGTGTTTATGTATCTGGACGAAGTGCCGGAGGGAAGGACAAGGGATGACCTGGCTCTTGTGATTGAGGAGACGCTGAAACAGAGAATCCAGGGGATCAAAAATGAATGCGGCGTGTGGATCAGTCCCGCGTTTCCCAAACTCATCTATGTCTTGGACGAGGACAACATCACGGAAGATTCCCCATACTGGTATCTGACCAAACTGGCAGCCAAGTGTACGGCAAAGCGGATGGTGCCCGACTATATCAGCGCCAAGGTAATGCGAAAGCTAAAAGGGGATGTATATCCGTGCATGGGATGTCGATCATTCCTCACCCCATCGGATGACCACAAATACTACGGCCGGTTCAACTGCGGCGTCGTAACCATCAACCTGGTGGATGCGGCGTGTTCCTCCGGCGGCGATGAAGAGAAATTCTGGAAGCTGATGGAGGAACGGACGGAACTGTGTCATAAAGCACTGCAAATCCGGCATGAAACGCTGCTCGGCACACCTTCCGATGTCGCTCCTATCCTCTGGCAGTACGGCGCAATCGCAAGACTCGGCAAGGGCGAAACCATAGATAAGCTGCTGTACGATAACTACAGCACCATCTCCCTTGGCTATGCTGGTCTATGCGAGTGTGTTTACCGGATGAAGGGCGTGAGCCATTCGGATCCGGCAGGCCATGATTTCGGAATCGCTGTCATGAAGTTCCTGAATGATAAATGCACACAGTGGCGGGCGTCGGAGAATATCAGCTACTCGCTCTACGGTACTCCGATGGAGTCCACGACTTATAAATTTGCCAAGTGCCTACGGCGCAGGTTTGGTTCCATCCCCCATGTGACGGATAAGAACTACATCACGAATTCTTATCACCTGCACATCACAGAACAGACGGATGCCTTTACCAAACTGGGCTTTGAGGCGGAGTTCCAGGAGTTATCTCCCGGTGGCGCAATTTCCTATGTTGAAGTCCCAAACCTACAGAACAACATTTCTGCCGTCCTCGCCGTGATGAAATTTATCTATGACAACATCATGTATGCGGAACTGAACACCAAGAGCGACTACTGCCAGGTGTGCGGCTTTGACGGGGAGATAAAGATTGTGGAGGACGACGGGAAGCTGGTATGGGAATGCCCGAAGTGCGGCAACCGCGACCAGAAGCGCATGAATGTCTGTCGGAGAGTGTGTGGCTATCTTGGAGTGAATTTCTTTAACCAAGGGCGGACCCAAGAAATCGCAGAAAGGGTGTTGCATCTATGAGACGCATCCTTGAGATAGGCATTGGGGACGTATTTGGCGATTTAGAGTGCATTGGCTCCCATATTAGAAGGAACCCCAATGGGAGTAACTCTACTGTTTATACAATGCGATGTTGCATCTGTGGCAGAGAGAAGGATATGTTGTCATCAACAATCCGGTTAAAACATGGAATTACTCATAAGGCGTGCGGAAAAGGGATCAAGACACTTGATCCTATTTTTTATTCACGTTGGCAGGCGATGAGGACACGTACTACAAACGAGAACTACGAACACGCCAACTGTTACTCTAAGAAGGGCATCGACAGTGACGAATTCCAGTTTTTTATTGACTTTTATGACAAAATGTATCCTTCCTACTTGGAGCTTGCATCACAAAAAGGCCCAAACAACACATCGCTTGAACGGATTGATAACAACAAGGGATATTCAGTTGAAAACTGTAAGTGGATTGATAAACACGACCAGCCAAAGCACACATCAACGATTGCAAAATTCAAGGTGTTCTTTCCTGATGGTCGGGAAGAGATTCACTCCAATGTTTCTGAGTTTGCACACAAAAATGGGTTGGACAGTTCAACAATTCTAGATTGTCTGCATGGAAGGACTAAAACTCATAGGGGGCACCGATTTGAGAGGCTAATTGAAAACGAGGTGTGATTCTATGAACTACTGCGGATTAAAGAAGATTGATATCGCGGACGGTCCGGGAGTGCGTGTGTCCCTGTTTGTTTCCGGCTGCCGGAACCATTGTCCGGGCTGCTTCCAGCCGGAGACCTGGGATTTTGATTACGGCGAGCCGTTCACGAAGAAAACCGAAGATGAGATTTTAGATGCCCTGCGTCCTGAGTGGATACAGGGCTTTTCCATACTCGGCGGCGATCCGATGGAGCCGGAGAATGTGGAAGTGCTGCATCGCTTCCTATCGCGACTTCGCAGAGAACTGCCGGAGAAAGATGTCTGGCTCTACACGGGATACACCTATGAGGATGTGTCGGATACAGAGATATTGGATTTCGTTGATGTGCTGGTGGATGGGCGGTTCATAGAAGTCAAAAAGAATCCGTCAATGGCATTCCGGGGTTCTTCCAATCAGCGGATTATTGACATTCTGGCGAGCCGGAGAGAAGGGAGAGCAGTTTTATGGGAAGAGAAACTGTGAAGGAACTTCCAATCATTGGAACCTACTGCCTGTGCAATACGGCGGCGATTTGTGTGCATGAACTAAATGACGATTCGGTGCTGGCAAGCATCAACGGCGACAGTCCTTCGCTGTGTCCGATTAAGGATCAGCTGACGGACGATGGGGAGTGGGTGGACGGATTTGTTTTTGGAGCGATGTTCATACCGTTTTCGGAAGTGATGAGAGTGTGAGGAGGATCAAATGAAGACAGCAGAATTAAAGATCCTGCCGGTAACCGTACTGAAACCGGCGGAGTATAACCCCAGAAAGAAATTGAAGCCTGGGGATAAAGAGTACGAAAAAATCAAGGCTTCCATCCAGGAGTTCGGCTTTGCCGATCCACTGGTAGTCAACTCAGACATGACAATTATCGGGGGACATCAGCGCCTCACTTGTGCGATCGACCTTGGCTACACGGAAGTACCCTGCGCCATTGTGGATGTGGACAAGGTAAGGGAAAAAGCTCTAAACATTGCGCTGAATAAGATTACCGGCGCATGGGACGAGGATATGCTGACCGACCTGTTGAAAGACCTGGAAGCCAGCGATTTTGACCTGGGGCTGACCGGTTTTGATGTGCCGGAAATTGAATCGCTGTTTAATACGGCGGATAAAAAAGTATCTGATGATAACTACGACCTGTCTGCGGCATTGGAGAAAGCAGCATTTGTGGAACGAGGTGATGTGTGGACGGTGGGCAGGCACACGCTGATGTGCGGCGATGCCACCAATGCCGATGATGTGGCCAAGCTAATGAACGGCAGGAAAGCAAATCTTGTCCTGACCGATCCCCCGTATGGAGTCTCCTTCAAAAGCTCCAGCGGTCTGACGATCCAGAACGATTCCATGAAGGATGAGGAATTTTATGTGTTCCTGCTTTCGGCATTTCAGAACATGGCGGAGCACCTCGAAAAAGGCGGTGCGGCTTATGTGTTCCATGCAGATACCGAGGGGTTGAATTTCAGGCGTGCGTTTATTGACGCAGGATTCCATCTCGCAGGATGCTGTATCTGGGTGAAGGATTCTCTTGTCTTAGGACGCTCGGATTACCAGTGGCAGCATGAGCCTATCCTCTACGGTTTCATGCAGAATGGCAAGCATCCTTGGTATTCCGACAGGAAGCAGACCACCGTATGGAATTTTGCCAAGCCGAAACGCAGCGCAAACCATCCTACAAGTAAGCCGCTGGATCTGCTTTCATATCCCATAGGCAATTCCACGCAGGAGAACGCAATCGTAATCGACACCTTTGGAGGTTCAGGCTCCACGCTCATGGCCTGTGAGCAGATGAACCGTGTCTGCTGCACGATGGAGCTGGATGAGAAATACGCATCCGTAATCCTCCGACGCTATGTAGATGATACGGGGGATGCTGACGGAGTGTATGTCATCCGTAATGGAGAGCAGATACCTTACTCCGCTCTTGTGAAAGAGGTGGCGCAGGTTGGCTGATGTGGAGTGCAGGCTGATTCACGATAATTTTCAGAACTTCTCCCCATACCAGATTCCAAAGGCGCAGCTGGTGATTGCAGACATTCCGTATAACATCGGCGGCGATTTTTATGCCAGCCGACCGGACTGGTATGTGGACGGGGATAACAAAAACGGCGAGAGCGATAAGGCGCACAAGGCCGCTTTCCACACGGACTACACCTTCAATATCGCAGAGTTCTTCCATTTCTGCACACGGCTCTTGAAAAAGGAACCGAAGGCGGGAGAGAAGGACGCTCCGTGTATGATCGTGTTCTGCTCATTCCAGCAGATCCCGTTTGTCATCAGTGAGGCGGAAAAGTATGGATTTAAGAAATATATTCCGCTGGTGTTCTGCAAGAATTATTCCGCGCAGGTTTTGAAAGCAAATATGAAGGTTGTGGGAGCGACAGAATATGCGCTGGTTCTATACCGTGGCAAGCTGCCGAAATTCCGAAACAAAGATGCGGACGGCAAAGGACACATGGTTTTTAACTGGTTTGAGTGGAAACGGGACGGGAAGGAATACCCTAAAATCCATCCGGCGCAGAAACCGGTGGGGCTGTTAAAGCAGCTCATTGAGATATTTACTGACCCCGATGATGTGGTGATTGATCCCTGTGCCGGGAGCGGAAGTACCCTCCGGGCGGCAAGGGAACTGGGACGGCCAAGCTATGGGTTTGAAGCATCCAGGAATTTTTATAAAGCAGCGGTAGAGCAGATGCTGAAAGTGAGTGAAGCGGAGGATACAGCGTGAATAATACTGAGTTGGCTCTCGGCGGTACATCAGATACCTCCGGGGGTTTTTCTATGGAACAGCCCATGAACATTCATGAACTGATGCAGAAAGCAGAGGGAAATTTTGCTATCTTTGACGGATATGCAAAAGCCTACTCCGTGCTTTCCCGGCATGAAAACATCGCCTGTTCCATCAGCGGCGGCTCCGACTCCGATATCATCCTGGACATCTGTGCCAGACTGGACCCGGAAAAGAAAATTCGGTATGTCTGGTTTAATACGGGGATGGAATACGCGGCGACAAAGCGTCATCTGGATGACCTGGAACAGAAATACGGGATCACCATCGAGAGGATTCCGGCGATCAAGAGCATTCCGACCTGCTGCAGGGAATACGGTCAGCCGTTTCTCTCCAAGCTAGTCAGCCAGTATATCGAAGCTCTGCAGGCAAAGGGGTTTCAGTGGGAGGACGAACCCTATGAGGTGCTGATGGAAAAGTATCCACACAGCAGATCTTATATAGGCTGGTGGTGCAATAAACACAAATTTCATTCCTACAACATCAGAAACAATCCGTATTTAAAGGAGTTCCTGATAGCCCATCCTCCGACTTTCCGTATCAGCAACAAATGCTGTACCTATGCCAAAAAGAAAGTCGGTCAGAAATTCGATAAAGAGAACGGCTCCGACTTGCAGATCGTTGGCATCCGAAAAGCGGAAGGCGGCGTCAGGGCGGGGATAAAGACCTGCTTTACACCGGGCGATGGGGTAGATACGTATCGTCCGATTTTCTGGTACAAGGATGAAGACAAGAGAGCCTATGAACGACTCTTTGGTGTCAGCCACTCGGATTGCTATGAGGTCTGGGGATTGAAACGGACAGGATGCGTGGGTTGCCCATTTAACCGCAAGCTGGGAGAGGAACTTTCAATCATTCAGCAGTACGAACCGAAGCTTTATAAAGCCGCGTGCCATGTTTTCCGGGATTCTTACGAATACACGAAGCAGTACCGGGAATTTGTGAAAAAGATGAAGGCTCAGAATAGGAGACCAAGAGATGATTAATAAGACGAATTTGACCCTCGGCAGTCTGTTCTCAGGCTCCGGGGGTTTTGAATTGGCGGGGATATTGGCTGGGATCAGACCAAAGTGGAATTGTGATGTGGAACCTTTTCCGATCAGGGTAACCACAAAGCGATTTCCTGACGTGAAGCATTACGGTGATATTTCAACGCTGAATGGTGCAGAGCTGGAACCTGTGGACATCATAACCGGGGGCTTTCCGTGCCAATCAGTATCTATCGCCGGGAAACGGGAAGGAATCCGGCATGTAGACCACGGCGGGGATGAGACCACGAGAAGCGGCCTTTTCTATGAAGCTACGAGAATTATCAAAGAAATGAGGGAGGCTACCAATGGACAATATCCAAAATACGCAGTTGCAGAGAACGTGCCCGGATTGTTCAGTTCCAACGGCGGAGAAGATTTCCGGTGCGTCCTCGAAGAGATCTGCAAAATTAAAATGCCCAGCGCTCATGTGCCTGCGGTTAAGAAGTGGAGCGATGCGGGACTTATCCTGGGAGGAGATTTCTCCATCGCATGGAGAGTGCTCGATGCGCAATACCACTTCGTCCCTCAGAGACGCAGAAGAGTGTTCATTGTCACAGATTTTAGAGGTGAGGGTGCCGGCAAAATACTATTTGAGCAGGAAAGCCTGCGCAGGGATTTTAAGGAGAGCTTCCGTGCGTGGAAAAGAATTACCGGAAGTATTGAGGAAGGCTCTGGAGAGGCAGGCATCGGGCTTGACCGATACAACGGAGTCCTGACCTGGGATGTGGCGCAGTCGCTGACGGCATCTGCCGGGAGCAGCGGAGACAATACGCCGATGGTATTTCACAGGCAGACAATACTCAACGACCAGGGCGGCGACCGGATCAATGTCAGCGAAGATGTAACGGGGACGCTCAGAGCCGAGACACACGGGCATCCGCCTGTGGTGATGGATGACGAACTGAAAGCGGCGGGCTTTTGTACGGAGCATTCAGCAAAGAGCCGTAGCATCGGCTATGAGGAGGAAGTATCCCCAACCTTGAGAGCCGGGATTGTGCCGGCGGCCATGGCATTACAGCATAATCCTACCGACAGCAGGATCAAGATTGAGGAGGACGGCAACGTCCAGACGCTCTGCAGTCGTATGGGAACCGGCGGAAACAACGTGCCGCTTTTGATGGAAGAAGAACCTGTGCCGATCACCATGAAAGTGCGCTGCGGATGTGAAGGAGGAGGCAAAGGAATTTTAACACAGGCCAACAAATCCGCCACACTTGCTACCAATAACGATCAGACCTTGTTTGTGCCGTTCGTGAAAGGTACCAGACCCCACTCCGCACAGGAAGCGCCGGACTGGAAAGAAGGGGATGTGGCGAACACACTGAACACTTTTGACATCGGCGAAACGCGCTGTAACGAACTTGCAGTGGAAAAGAAACCGCAGGCTTGCTCCTGGGACGGCGGGCAGGTATCACCTACCCTCACCCGTGACAATGCGGACGGCACACAGCATATGCCGGATAAGGACAACTTCAACTGTGTGCTGGAACCGACTGAACCGGAGCAGACAGCCTATGGCATTAGCTCCTACAAGTCACACGCTATGCTTTCAGACAATCCCCATGCCGGGATTTATGAAGCAAAGACCAGCCGGACGCTGGATGTGGGAGGCGGCGATCCAGGCTGCCACCAGGGAGGCATCTGCGTGGTGGAGCGTGAGGGAGCAATCCCATTTACGCAAAACCAAAGGGACGAGGTAAGGGATCTCGGTGACAAAGCCGGTGCGCTTGCGGCGAATCCTGGAATGAAGCAGCAGACCTATGTGGCAGAGCAGGAGCCGACCGCTTTTCATGTAAATACACGCAGAGAACTGGTTGACCTTCACGGCAAGAGCGGCGCTTTGATGGCAAGCCAGTCCGACCAGATGCAGACCTTTGTCATCCAGGGTTCCATGATTGGCAGGGATGATAAGAACGGTCCGCAGGGTGACGGGATAAATGAAGATGTCTCTTTTACGCTTAATACTGTAGATCGCCATGCGGTCGCAGCGCCGGAAGCATCGTTCGATAAGAAAACTGGCTCTGGGAAAGACATCTTCGGTACGCTGACTGCCAGCATGGGGAAGAAGCAGTTTCTTGGGAACCAGGAGGCACTGAGCGGGGATTTCCATGTACTGGAAGATGCCGAGAAAAATATGGGGACTTACGCCATGACGACCGGTTCCTATATGGATGTTGAGAAGGAAAAATCTCCCACGCTGATGGCAAGGGATTACAAGGATCCGACCACTGTTGCGCCTGTTCCCAAGGCAGAAGAACCTGTGTATACAGTCCGCAGACTGACTCCA